TGAAAAATTAGGCAGAAGAGAAGTAGCTAAAACAATGATGGAAAAAGATACTCATATGGCTATCTTAGAAATTATTAAAGAATATGGTATTTCATTAAGAGAAGGTTCAGAAGGTGTAAAAGCTTATTATGAAATAGCAAAAACAGCCTACCAAGAAGGATTTATGGAAGGTTTACAGAAAAACTAATAAAACGTTATGAAAGAATATTTTAAAAGATTATGGTGTGCTATTTGGGCATCAACAGAAATTGATGAAAAAGCAGCAGCAGCATTAAAAGAAGCAAAAGCTAGAATCGCTGAAATGAAAAAAGAACTAGTAGATGTTAAAAATGCAGCTAAAAATGTTGTAGCACAATCAAAAGACGTTGTAGAAGCAGCTAAAGGAAAAAAAAGAAGAGGAAAAAAACCTTATAAGAAAAATAAAACCAAAACTAATAATAAATCAACTAAAAAAAAGTAAAATGACTTTAAAAGAACTACAATCAATGATTAAAGAAGAGTTCGACGCTTACATGGGTGAAGCAGAAGACGATGTAGATGTATCAGTTAGTGATAACGATGTAGATGCAGAAATGGGCGACATGGAAGATGAAACAGAAGAAGATGTTCTTCGTAAAATTTTCGACATGTTAAAATCACATTTCGAAGGAGATGAAGAGGGTGAAGATATGGACGATATGGAGGATGTTGAAGGTGAAGAAGCCCCAGATTCAGATTTAGATGAAGCAGCTGCACAAGGATTTGGAGATCCAGGAAATAAAAGTACATCAGGTAAAGATGCAGGATATACTCCAGCTAAAACTACTAAAGGTGATGGAAAATTACACGAAAGTGTAAAAAGATTTCAAAAGTTAGCTAATATTATTAAATAATATTATATGACTCTCGATGAGTTATTATTAGAATGGTCGTATAGGTCAGAAAGGGGATATCCAACTTTGGATAACCCTTCTGATGTCTCTATTTTAAAAGAAATACTTACAAAGCTTAATTTAAATGAAGAAGATGTAAGTAGTATAATTGATGAATTAGAAGATGAACCAGGAGGTGATGATCTTACTAATCCTGGTACTGATGGGATGGAAGATTCTGATGTTGAGAATGAAAAAGAAAAACAAGTTCAATCTAAACCTAAATCAGAACCAAAAATAGAACCAGAACCAGAATCTGAAGAAGAACCACAAAACACACAAACAGGATCAGAATCATATGATAGTGTTATAAGACGTCATTTAGGTTTAAATGAAGATCAACCTATTCCTAAATCTAAAAATAGTTATCCTTTTCCAGGTGCTGGAGGTGCTACTTTTGATATTCAAGTTAAATCTGACGATATGAAATATTGGAAAGATTTTTGGGAATTAACACCACCAAAAGAAGGTAAAACAGAAGGAGGAACAAAAGGTGTAGGAAATGGAGAAATATCTTTATATTGGTTATATCACCACTCAAATTCAAATATAAATGTAAACGATACTAGAGGAGCAGATAATCCTGATTTAAAATTTAATGGTGTAGGAGTAGAAGTAAAAGCTTATGATAAACATCAAGGAAAACACGGTTTAGGTCGTTTTGGTCAAGATGTAGAACAATTAAAAATGTTAGGTGTAATTTTTGGTATTAATGCCTTAGCAAAACAATTTCAACCTAAACCTGAAGGTAAAAAAAGAGCACCTAAAGATGTAAATCCTTTAACATGGGATGGAAATAATTTAACATCTGCTATGAATGAGGTTATACAATTTAAAACTGTAGATATAGATCAATTAGCTGAAATATATGATATATTTGCACAAATAAAATCAAATTTAGATTTTTTAGATAAAAGATTAGGTGATTATACAACAGCATCAGAAGGGGCTAGAAAAATGGCTTTAGAATTTATAAAACCTAAAGTAGCTAGAAAACCCGGAGATGGTGGATTTTTAACTAATGTATTAATTAATGGTGATTGTAGATTTTGGCAAATTGATTATGATAAAGTTTTAGATAACAAAGATGCATTAAACCATATTAAAGCATCTCAAGGAGCTATGCAAGTTAATTTTGAAGAACTTTTTGGCAAATAAAGCTTGGTTTATACCAAAATAAGTACTATCCTACTACTGTAGGGGTTTTTAGGTCGAAACGGCGGACCGCAACACCAAACACATGACACAGTACAACCCGAAAAACATAGAAGAAACACTGAAACGGATGGAAAAAGCCGATGAATTAAAAGGTATACACCGCTCTGGTACTAATATAATGTCGTTTTTTGATGATAACGATAAAGAACACGAATTACAAAAACAACAATCAGCAGCAGAAGTAAAAAAAGATGAATATCTTAAAAGTGTTGAATTACTTAAAAAACTTATACAAGAAAAAGGAACCAAATCAGATTTAACTCGTATACTAGCAGTAGGTCTTTTAATAGAAACAACAGACTTTCTTAATATACCTCCAGATCGTAAAAAAATGTTAAAAGAAAATATGGAATGGTGTAATAAACAATATGAAAAATACTTGGATCCCCAAGAATAATTTACTATAGTTAAATAAATAATAAAAAATAGTTATGAAATACGCAAGACAAACACAAGATGCCTTAGATAGATTAGATCAATCTTTAAGAAGATTACACACAATGGTTAAAAGAGGTGAAAACACAGAAGCTCTTCGTTTTATGGAAGAAGGAGATTTGAAAGAAAGATATGATGAATTACAAACTTTAATCAAATTAAATTCTACAAATGATTTAGGAGCAAGTGGTGTTCAAGGATTAGGAAATATATAATATGTTATCAGCAGAAAAAATCCAAGCAAATTGGGATCGTTATATAAGTGTAATAGGGACCTGTTTTTCAAAAGAAAGAACAGACATACTATTACCATTTTTAGACAAATATAAAGAAAGAATGATGATGATGCCTGCTTCAAGTAAGAATTGGCACCATTCAGCATTTGCAGGTGGTTATACTGACCATGTTTTGCGTGTGTATGATTGTGCTAATTCGTTGTATAAAACGTGGAAATCAATGGGTGGTGATATATCTACATATACTGTTGAAGAAATGCATTTCGCAGCATTATTCCATGATTTAGGCAAGATGGGTCAACAAGAAGGCGAGTACTACCAACCAAATGATTCACAATGGCATATGGATAAATTAGGCCAAATGTATAAATTTAATACTGATATCCCAGCTATGAAAGTACCTGAACGTTCATTATTTATATTACAGGAAATTGGTTGTAAAGTAACTCAAAATGAGTTTATTACAATTAAAATTCATGATGGTTTATATGATGAGTCAAATAAGTTTTATTTTATGTCTGGTCAAAAAGAAACTAGATTAAGAACACATTTACCATTATTAATGCACCAAGCAGACCATATGGCAGCTCAAATTGAATTTGAATTATGGAATAACCAATCAAATAGTGTCCCTAAATCAAAACCAGCAAATGCTACTAAAGGAGATAAAACATTAAGAGCAGCTAAAAAAGTAAACACAGAAAATAACCCAAAATTAGCATCAGCAACATTAGATGTTATAGATTCGTTTTTTAAAGATTAAACATGATAACACTTAGTATAATATTAACAGTAGTAATAACCGCTTCTTTTTTTGTTATTAGAAATTTAATAACTAAAAATGAACAATTAGAAGATTTTATTTCAAAACAAAGTGAAGCTATAAATGCTTGTGATATAAGATTAAAACAATTGGATGATAAGAATGTATTTTATGCTGATGATGAAATAGGTTTTTTCTTTAAAGAAGTACAAAAAATACAAGAAGCTTTAAACGAGTTTACACTCAAATAAAATAATTAGTAAAAACCACATGTTAGATAAAACCAAGTATGCCCCTACCCCTCCTCCAGAACCAGTGATTACTGGTTCTCTTGAACCACAAAAGAAAAAAAGAGGTAGAAAAAGAACCAAAAAACAATATTTTACACCAGATACAGATGCAGCTATAAAAGAATATTTAGCATCTTCAAATCAAGAAGAAAGAGACAATATATTTGCAACACGAATACATTATCCTTTTTATAAATTAGCAGAAAATTTAATTCACACATTTAAATTCTATTATACAGAAGTAGATGATTTAGAAGATTTAAAACATGAAGTAATTTGTTTTCTTTTAGAAAAATTAGATTATTTTAAACCTGATAGAGGTTCAAAAGCCTTTAGTTATTTTTCAATTGTAGGAAAAAATTACCTTATTTTATATAATAATAACAATTATAAAAAGAAAAAACAAAAAGCAGACCCCTCAGCAGTAGATGATGATCCTATTACTCAATATTCTCATGATAGAGAAGAAACAAAAAGAGAAGTAAAAGATTTTATAGATCAATTTGTGGAATATTGGGAAAAACATTTATTTACTACTTTTAAAAAACCAGCAGACCAAAGAGTAGCAGATGCAATAATTACACTTTTTAAACGGAGAGAAAATTTAGAAATATTTAATAAAAAAGCTTTATATATTTATATCCGTGAAATGACTGATGTAGAAACTCCCGTAATTACTAAAGTTACTAAAATCTTAAAAAAACATTATAAAATTCTTTATAATGAATATATTGAAAAAGGATATATAAAAGTCTAAATCTTTCCATATTTATAATAAAACAATATGGATTCATTAAATCAAATACTTTTTGACGATAAATCCTTCGGAGATTTATTAAAAGAAATTCACGGTAATCAAAAGAAAAAAGCAAAACAACTTGCATCTTTAATAGCGGAATTAAGACCTTTAGTTCAATCTTTAGGTGACGCTACTGTAGTAGTTCCTTTAATTAAGGAATATATGGAAATAAGTGTTAAAAATGACGACCAACTAATAAAAATGGCAGCTATTGTACAACGTTTATCTACAGGTGCTGCTTCAACAGGAGATGGTGGTTTATTAACAGCTGAAGAAATGGATCAATTAATGGATGTAGCTGAAGAAATAGCTAAAACTGTTGAAAAACCAAAAGAAATAGAAGCACCAAAAGAAAATAATGGCAACTAATACTCAATCAAGTTTAAATAGTAATTTAGGAGGTAGCAAAGCTTTTAAAGGAGGTATCATTGTAGCTAAAGTAAAAGAAGTTATAATAGATCCAACAACAGAGCTAGCTAAACAGTATGGGGGTTATGATGCTATTGGAACTGTTTTTTACACTAAAATACAAAATAACCCAAAAACAGGTCATCATGAAAGAAGAGAAGTACCAGCAGTAGATGGTTTTGCAAAACCATTATTTTTCTTTCAAAAACAATACCCATTATTAAATGAAGTAATATTAATAATTACAGCTACTAGTAAGGATGCTATAAAATCTAATAAAGGAGCAATGCAAAATTATTATTTACCTCCTTTAGGTATATGGAATCATCCTCATCATAATATTTTTCCTAATCCAAGAAATTTTGCCCAAAAAGAATATACAAAATTAGGAGAATATAAAAAAGCAGGTATTATTAGAAGATTATCTGAAGATGAAGAAACTGATATTCCTTTAGGAGATTATTTTAATGAAATAGCAAATATAAAATCTTTATTACCTTATGAGGGAGATACTATATTAGAAGGTAGATTTGGTAATTCAATAAGATTTGGTAGTACCTCAAGAAGTGATATTATTCCTGAAGATTTAAAAAATCCATGGTCAAATGGAGCTCGTGGAGAAAATAGTGATCCTATTACTATTATAAGAAATGGACAAAGAGTAGATGCAAATGAAGAAGGATGGGTACATACTTTAGAAGATATAAATTTAGATCCTTCATCTATTTATTTAGCTAGTAATCAAAAAATAGAAAATTTTTTAGTAGCATCAGATGAATTTGGCTCTTTTGGTATTAATGTTACTATACCTAAATCAGACCAAGAAGAAGCAGAAGATGCAATCACAGATCCAGCTGGATTTACTACAGCAGAAGAAGTAGAGATAGAAAATACAGAGACAGAAGATACAACTGAGGATTCAGAATCAACTGGAACATCACAAGAATCAACAGAAACATCTTCAGAAGATGAAATTATAGATTATGATGCTCAGCAAACAGGAAGTTTAGAAGAAAATAAAACAATAACTGAAGAAGAGGCATTTATTGATGAAGAACCAAAAGAAAGATTTTATGCTCCTATTCGTACAGGACAAGAACCAGAAAAAATCCCATCATCATTACCCTCTAATTATAGGTTAGCATCTAAAGAAAATGGTGCTTATGATGGTTATCGTCAAAACCATTGTGGTACTTGTCAATTTTACGAACAAGTTTCACAATATCAAGAAGGAGGTCATTGTAATAAATGGGGGGCATCTATAAGAGGTAAAAATTATAGAGAACATCAAAGATGGATTTGTAATTCTTGGGAAAAGATAAAACCATCTCCACAATTTAAATTATCATCATCACCAGGACCTTCACAATTAGAACAATTAAGTAGTGAAGGATTTGATATGGAATATAATCCCTACCAAACTATGTTAACATTATCAGATGGTGAAAAAAGAGTAATATTTTGGTATGGTAAAAAAATAGGACCTAGAAAACAGGTAATTGCAAAACACTCACAAGGTGATGTATATTTTGGAGGTAAATCATCAGGTACTTTTGAAGAACTTTTAAATGAAGCTAAAATAGCAATAAGTCAAATGGATAGTGAAATATTTAAAGAATCAGTTTTAAATGGAGGAGTAGGTCCAG